GGGGTAGATACCATTATTACTTTCGTTGATTTACCAGAAGTAATAGTAGGATAAACACTGGCAAAGAACGACTCAGCAATGTGATTCGGGACGAAAGCGAACTCGTCGAGAAAGAGGATGTTAAACGACATACCTCGGACAGCACTTGCAGACGTAGAAGCAGCCAGTATCTTTGATCCATTCTCCAGTTCTAGACTACCTTTATTCCAGGATATTATACCCTGCTGCATCCATTTAGGCAAATTCTCATATGCAGTCTGTAATCTGCTTAACAAATCTCTAGCAGTTGCTGCTTTGTTAGCAAGAATACCAATATTGGTACTATCATTAAATACAGCATAATGTAAAAGATAAGATACAGACGTAGTAGACTTACCAGTCTGTCTAGGCATCTTACATATATTAAATCTATGTTCGTGGAAGTTTCTAATTAACTTCTCTTGAAAATCATAAGGATGGAACTGTGTTAGTCCCTCATCCAAAGAAACAATCTTTATATAATTGTGAGCAAAGTATACTGGATCCTTCTTACATTTAATAAATTCAATGACTTGCTCTTCTGTAAATTCATGAGCAGTATTTGCCTTTTTTAAAAGCGGGTTACCAAGATAGATTTCATCAGACATCTAAATCTTTCCTCCAATCTGAATACTCAGCACCTTTTACAAAAGTAGGAACTAATTTATCTGGTTTGATCAAATCAATTACTTCAAATGCTAGATTGCCATCAGCATCATTTACCTGAATACTATCTTCTTCCCAAGGTGTATTCTTATTTGTCATTCAAAAGTCCATCCTTAAGCATTTTAGATAAATCGGAAGTTGATCCAACAAATACTGCGTTATTAGTAACTTGTGTTGGTTTTCCTTTATCCTCGTCAATTTCTTTAACTTTCTTTTGAAGTTCCATCAACTTATCAGTAGTATCAGCAACTGACTTAATAATCTGTCCAGCAACTTCATATGCTCTTGGACTTGCACTCTCACCAGCAAGTTCCATTATACCATTAAGTGATTCCTGTCCCTTCTCTATTAATGAATAAAGATTGCTCCTTGTATATTCATAATCTTTATCAACATCATTAGTAACATTTGTAAGAGCATCTTGTCTCTTTAAACATCCACCTTCTGGTGTAGTGCTAACTTCAATATTGCTCTCAATATTGAGTGCATTGTCAATAGGTTCATAATTAGACATTTTCTTTATACGTCAGCTTGTTGTGTTGCACTATAAGATTTAGAATCGTTAAAGAATGATGATGTCTCACTAAATCCAAAGTCATCTCCTGGTGCAGCAGTGATTGGATCTGGTTCAACAGTGTACCTCATTTCCCTCTTAGCTTGTGCTGTATTGGTATCCATAGCAGTATCGACAATAACTTTTTTGATAAGTCCTTCTGAGGATTCTGCGACAGGTCCGAATAGATAAGTTTTTGCTGAAAATCTTATTGTATATATCAATGCTCTTCTTGTAGCATAATCTCCTTCGTAGTCATCTTGGAAAGAAATGTTATCTAAAACAATAGGAATATCTCTTTTTTCACCAATTTCTTTAACTAAATCTACAGTTAAATTAAATGATGGTTGGAAATAAGGAAGTATCTGTTCTACAATCTGTAAAGCATCATCATTTAATTTTGACATAATACTTAATTCAAATCCAAGATTATATGGAACAGGCATATAGACTTTCTTTAATTTACTATCTCTATTATCAACTGCTTTAAATGTTTGAGTAATACCAGACTTTCTGGTTGCATCATATGTAATATCTGCCATCTCAAATGACATTCTTGGTAATGTTATAGCAACCATCTTATTTAAATCTGGTTGTTGTTCCAATCTTGCTAGAAACTTTTGAGATGGTCCATATGCTAATGGCACCTTCATTTCTTGTGCAGTTAAACCTTCTTGAGTTTGATGTTTAACCCATATATTGTTAAACAAAGTACCAAAACCAATAATGGTTTTTCTTATAATTTCGTGATAGTAATATGTTCCTAACATTAGTATAAACCAAAGGGATTAGTTTCAGTGAAATCAAGAATCTGATCAGCATCAAATTCAAAATCTTCATTCTGAGAATATTTATCTGTAGTAGTGCTTGCTGTACCTGGAACTGAAAGTTCATAATTAGCACCAGATTTCATTCCAAGTATTCTTTCTCCATAAGAGAAGGTTCCAGTCATAATACCAACTTGAAGGATTGCAGTGTCTGCATTCCAATTCTTAACTCTAGCAGCAACATTAGATGTCTGCCCAACTACTTCTTCATTGAACCAGAATGTTCCAACTCCAACTGTAGCAGCAGAACCAACTGTAACCGTTGGTGGTGAGAAGAATCCATAACCAGAATCAAGTATATAGAATCCTGTTATTGGTTGAGATGATGCTGTACCAACAATTGGCATCACAGAAGCTGCTTGATTTGGAGTTAGAGATGGATTACTTATTGTTGCACTTGGAACAGTATCATATCCCATACCATGTTGAGTTATTCTAATTTCTTGTATACCCTTAGAATTTAAAGGTATAACAGAAGCAGTAGCAGCAGCACCAACTCCTCCACCTCCACTAATGGTTATAGTTGGTGCAGTTAACCCATAACCAACACCCATATGAGTCATACGTATATACTCAAGTGAGGTGATATTATTTCTTGTTGTAAGAATACCAACACCAGTAGCAGTTGTTCCACTACCTGGCAAAGAACTTGGTGCTGAGAACGTTATTGTAGGAGCACTAGTGTATCCAGAACCATCCTCATTTAAGAAGACTTGCTCAATTGCACCATTACCAATAATAGCAACTGCTGTAGCATTAACTGCTTCCTTAGTTAATTTTAAATCGGTAATATGTCCAAGATCTTCTACTTTAGTATCAATTGCCTCAATGGAAGTATCAATAATTTCATCTTCATATTCAAAGAGTTCACACTCAAGTTTATAAACATAATTTTTACCTAACTGATAGAAAGGATCTTCATGTTCTACAAATTTAACTTCAAATAATCTATTTCCTAATGGGAAAAATACTAAATCACCTTCTCTAGGTCTAGTGTCTATAAGTATTTCATCATCGGGCATAGTTTCCATGAATGGAGCAATGAAATCTTCAAATCTTTCTCTAGAGATTGATAGTGTTAATTCATCCTTTAGAGACATACCAAATTTGGTCATGATATCACCTTGTCCACCATAACCATCAAAAGTCTCTACATATGCTTCTAATAAGAAATTATCATCAAATTTAGATCTCTCAAGTTCTTCAAAAATAGTACTTCTGTTTACAATCTTTCTTGGGATATATGTAACTTCAACACCATAAATTTTCAACTGCTCATTAATGAGCGATTGCATTAAATCTTGTTCTCCAGGAGAACCTTGTAGAAAAAACGGATTGAGTGCCATATTATCCTATCATGTCTAATGGTGGAAGTTCGTATTCTGTAGACATTCTTTCTTTAATGTCTGCTAAATCTTGTACTGCATCATCATAAATTTCACGTCCATTAAGTTCAACACCACCAGGTAATTTAGTTCCCTTAAACTTAATGAGATTCTGTCCCCACTGTCTCTTAATAAGTGCAGTTAAATACTTCTTAACAAAACTATCATTATATACTCCAGCAAAAGTATCAGGATCTAATGCTCTATAACATTCAATAATTATCCAATCCTCAACCTGTTGAGCACCCCAATCCAAATCTAAATACAATCTATCTTGTCTCTGATTAAATCTTATTTGCTTATCTGTTGTAAGTAAGTGATCAATATCTTCCAGATAAGATTTTGTCATTGCATATTGCAATAAATTGATTGAATTGAAATAATATAAGTCATTTAAAAATAATTGATATTTAATACTAAACATTCCACCAGAGATAGAACTAGTATCAAACTTAAAGATTTTCTCTATACCAATCACAGAATCTGGAACTTGTATGAAATTAGATGTTTCGTACCAACTAGATGTAAATGTACCTGCACCACTATTCACCGATGTTGCAGTAGTAGTTA